CCCCTATGCCCTCAGCGGTATGACGAGGTAGCCCTGAAGCGCATCAGGGAGGCGGTAGGGTCAAGGGATTTCGCTTCTTTGTATCAACAGCGCCCCGCTCCAGAAGGCGGTAACATGTTTGCCCCTGAATGGTGGCAGTATTACGGCAAGGATAGGCAACTTCCAGAGTTCCAGAGGATAATGCTTTCTGTCGACTGTACTTTCACGAACGCTAAAAACAGTGACTACGTCGTTGGCGCGGTGCTAGGACAGGCTGGCAATTCCTTCTACGTCCTGGATCTCATTAGGGCGAAGCTTGATGTTGTTGGTACGATGGCCATGATCGCCACCATGTACCAAAAACACGCGCTTTCTGGTTGCGTGATTGAGCTTGCAGCGTCAGGCTACGCTGTTTTTCAGATGATGCAGAAGAAGGTTCCTGGATTAATCGGGTTCAAGCCAGAAAAGAGCAAAGAAGCAAGGGCTTCAGGCATCGTTCCGCTGGTTGAAGCTGGCAATGTTTACCTGCCTGCAAGTGCAACGTGGCTAGATGCTTTTATCAATGAATTTAGCCTGTTCCCTGCCTCGAAGAACGACGACATGGTCGATGCCATCACGATGGGAATCAATTATTGTGCTACCCGTTCTACACCACAAATGACAGAAGTTGTCTGGGGTCGCGGTGACCGAGTGCTCCCTGGAGTGCCCAGACACAGCTTATGGTAAACTGACGTAACAAAAAGTGACAATATGGCCAGGCGTCCTGCTAAATTTGAGATGTCAAAGGAGCAGCAGGTGCTTGCCTCTGAAAACCTGAACTTGGCTCGGCGTGAAGCTTGGCGCCTGCAGAGGACGACGGGGATCGAGTACCATACCCTCGAATCCGTTGCCTTCGAGGGCTTGTGCAAGGCTGCGTATCGTTACGATGCTTCTAAGCCGCACCCCGTGACTGGCAAAAGCATGAAGTTCTCCAGCTTGGCGATTCCGACGATCCGTGGCGAGCTGCTGCATTGGGTCCGAGATCGTACCTACGCCTTGAGGCTGTCCCATAAAATGCGTGAACGATGGGTCAAGGGGCGAAAATTACTCTATCGGGGCTCTACAGACATTGAGATCGCCAAAGAGCTTGGTATCGATCGTCAAGAGTGGCAGGAGATCCGCAAAGTCTGCTCAGGCCCACCACTGGAGCTAAAAGAGCAAGCCAAGCCTACGGAGGCGCTGGAAGCAAGTGAAATCGACTTCGGTGCGATGTACCTAGAACTCGCCAAAGGAGCTATAGAAAGGCTCGTGGACCATGCTAAAGTGCTCTCACAGCTTGAGATCTATCTGAGCGGGACGGGCGATAAGCTGCCGACAAACGCTGTCGACGAGCTGCTCGCCGCTGCAGGCTGCCGTACTACTGACTGGAGCGAGGTCAGCATCGAGTTGATCGAGGGCTCTGAAGAGCTTGGAGAAGGGCGGTATCAAGCCAGTTTGTTTTGATGGTACAATGGGTGCATGGCAATCACCCAAAAGACACTTCAGGCCATCAAGGCCGCGCCTCTCTCGACTGTTGTCGAAGCATTGGGAGGCAAGCTCAAGCGTATTGGGCACGAATACATCACACAATGCCTGTGGCATGACGATACCAACCCCTCTCTGACGATTAACGATCAGAAGGGGTTTTGCTATTGCCACGTCTGCAGGTCAGGTGGCGACTCTCTTGACTATGCCCAGAAAAAGAAGGGCATGAACATGCGTGACGCTGCAGAGTTCATCGCAGGCGTACACAACATCCGCTTTGAAACGGATGATGAAGACTCCGAGCAGGCGCGTGCACGTCGAGCAGCATTCGCCAAAGATCTTGATGCAGCCAGCAAAAAGCAAGAAGTCTTCCGTAAGAACTGGACAGACAAGAGAGCTGGGCGCATCCGTCAGGTCTGGCTTGATCGTGGGCTAAGCAAAGAAGCCTCTAAGGAATTTGAGATCGGCTTTGATGACCTTGGCGACTTCGCTGGCAGGATTACTGTCCCGATCCGCGACTACAAGAACCGTTTAGTAGGCTGGACAGGTCGAGCAACCAGACCTGAGCAGTTGCCGAAGTACAAAAACAGCGCCGACAGTGACATCTTTCATAAGAAGTTCCTGATCTTTAACGAGCCTCGGGGACTGGAAGCTGCACGAGAATCTGGTTGCTTGATCTTCGTTGAGGGCCATCTTGATGTGGTCAGCATGTGGCAGGCTGGTATCCGCAACGTCGTAGCATCGCAGGGCACTGGAGCGCCTGATCCGTCCGTCCTGAAGCGCTTGGCTCGCAGCACCAAGAACTTTATACTTTGCTTTGACGGCGACACTGGCGGAGAGAAGGCTGTAGAGCAGTTCCTCAAGGCTGCTGGCAACATGGCTGCCAGTGGTGAAATAAACATCAATGTGGTTTCCCTGCCCGAAGGCCAGGATCCAGACGAAGTGATCAAGAGCGGTGGCGATCTTTATAGTTTGATCGCTGGTGCGCCGTCCTGGCTTGATTGGACGATTGATAATTGGGCAGCAGCTCTTGACAAAGATGATGTAGCGATGATCACGGAAGTCGAAAAGCGACTACAGATCTTGATCAACGGGCTTCAATCGAAGGCTTTACGTGCTCACTACATCGACAAGGCATCAAGAGCGCTAGCAAAGACGGACAAGGAAGCCGAGAAGCTCAGCAAGCAGTGGGAACATTTTGACCACCAGCAGGAGGTCAAGAGTTGGATTCCAAGGGAGCCTCACGCAATCAGGCTTGCTGCAGAGCGCCGTCTGTTGCGGATTTACGTCCACCGTGCTGACAGGAGGGCGGAATTGGCTCCGCTGGTAGAGCAGATCACCAATCCAGCGCTGAGGTGGCTCTGGGAGCGCCTTAAAGAGCTCGAAGCGTGTTCCATGATTGATCTTACCCCGCACAGTGCAATGGCAGTTGTGGCGGTCTCCGAGCCTCATTTCATGCAACAGCTGAGAACAGTGATCAGGCCGAACGTAAACATTGACGACAGCGAAGGGGTACTAAGACACCTACGTGGTACACTGGAAAAGACCTTCTCCACTGAAACCACTAATGAGCTTAACTCCGATCAGTCATCTGCATTCTGAAGTAGAGGAGCTTTACGAAGAGAAAGGTAGTTACCTGGGGGCAGCGACTGCCCTCTATGAACGTTATCCCTACTTAGCTAAACCCAACCAGCTTCGTGGCTACATCAAGACCGAATTGATGGGACTCCAAGTCGATTATGAAACTATCGAAGCAAATGTCCAACTAGCCAAGGCTAATCAGAGACTTTCTGACAGGAATCGCATCGCTGGCAAGGCATTTCGTGAGCACGCACGTATTGAAAACGCAGTCACAGCCTACAACGAAGCCATCCTTGCCGAACTTAAAGAGCATGGCAGCAGGCTTGGCGATTGCCCTAGGCGTAGTGGTGACCTTAACCCTTCCGCTGCAGCCTTGGTCGTCCACCTGTCGGACAATCACTGGAACGAGCTTGTCAATCTGCCAACGAATAGATTCGATTTCGAGGTAGGAGCAAAGCGCTTGCAGTTACTGGCTCAGAAGGTCAAGCTGCAGGGTAAAGCCTACGGAGCCGAGCGAGTGGTGGTCTTTTTCGGCGGCGATCTTATGAACAGTGATCGCAGGCTTGACGAGCTGCTTGCCATGAGTACCAACCGTGCTCGTGCTACATTGCTTGCAGTGCATCTCTATCGTCAGTTCTTGACGGATCTGCGTTCCGAGTTCTTTGTGGACGTGTTCGGCGTCACAGGCAACGAGTCCCGCGCCAAGGAGAATCTGGGATGGGTTGACGTCGTGGCAACCGACAGCTATGATTTCACCATCTATGCTATGCTGCAGGCTGTCTTTGATGCAGTTGAGGATAGGGGCATGCGCTTCCATGACATGCAGGCTAATGAAACCATCTTCCAGATCCATAGCCAGACGTTCCTCGGAATCCATGGACATCAACTGAATTGCGGCGACCAGAAGAAAGTCCAGGCCATGATTGGTAAATTTGCGGCCAAGGGTATTAACATCACCCACATCCTCGCTGGCCACATACATTCTGCACTTATCTCTGACTATGTTTCTCGAAACTCCAGTCTCGTGGGTTCCAACGCCTATTCTGAGGAGGCACTGGGCTTCGTGTCGAAAGCAAGCCAAAATGTTCATATCATCACCACTCAGGGACTCGACGGAGTCAAGTGTGATCTCCAGAACGTGGATGGTATTGAAGGCTACGACATCATTGATAAGCTGGCTGAGTACAACGCTCGTTCAGCCGACAAAGCGCATGAAGCTATGTCTGACGCTCAAATTCTTATTAAGGTTGTCGTCTGATGATCAGCCGCAAGACGGGGTGCTTTTATCAGGGCACCCTTAGCGAGAAGCGTTTCGCTGAGTTCCTGGCCCGCAAGGACATCGATCACACAGTCGAGGTCGGTACCGATGCTGATCTCAAAGGCAAAGTCGATTTTATCGTCAAGGGCCAGAAAGTCAATGTCAAGGCACCCACCACCTCTGGACCAGCAGGCTTGTGCGTCGAGTGGCGTGCTGTTAACGGATCTTCTGGCTGGCTGCATCAAGTCGACTACGTTGTCAAGTTCACCGATGACAGCACCTACATCCGCATCTCCTGCAGCGAGCTCAAGGCATACGTCGTCGAAAAGCTCGGCGAGCCCCCTGCAAAATGCCCCCAGACAGGCGCTGGACGATCAAACGGCAGATGGTACGCTAGGGCGAATTGGCAAGGCAAGGACCGCAGCAAGGAGGCTTGCATCATCGTTCCGTTCGACAACATCAAGCACATTTCAAAGGAGATCAAGCTGTGAAAGCCCAAATTTGGACCATTGAAAACTGTCCTTTCTGCGTTCGAGCCAAAAAGCTGATGGCGCTCAAGGGGATCGATTATGAAGAAAGACAAGGATTTCACCCCGATTGGAAGTCTGTTCCGTACATTACTATCAACGGCGAAGAAATCGGAGGTTTCACTGAGTTCGCCGCCTACTGTCGTAAGCTTTAGCTTTATTATGGATCTTCGATCTACTTTGGCCCCTCTTTTCCTAGCTGCAACGCTCGGAGGACTGGGGTCTTTTGCTACAGAAACCGCATTCTGCCCTAACCCAAACTTCGCTACCGTTGAAAGCCGTCTACTGCCGCTGGCTGATCTCATTGCCAAAGGCGAAGGCGACTATAATGCTGTCAACCGTGGCTACGCTGGCGACACTCCAGGAGGCATCCAAGGGCTCACTGGACTGACGTTTGAGAATTACACCGTTGGCCAGGTTATCGCCTACCAAAAGCGCTGGCTGTATGCCGTGGGCCGCTACCAGTTCATTCCTACAACCCTTCGCTTCGCGGTAGCTCATTCTGACGTGGACAACCTTGACATGTTTACGCCAGAATGA